CTTGCCTTTTGGTTCGTGTTTGTTTTTCGGTATAGGCTACAGCATCTTCCAATGCGGCTAATCCTTTCTGTTCAGAGTTCTTGCTCATACCTGTATCATATAGTTCATCACCGTTATAGATACGCACCTGCCAACCCATTCCGGTATCAACTAAGTCGTGTCTAAAGTTGCCTACCTTGACAGATTTTACTACATTCTTTCCTGAGCCCTCCGCCACATCTTGTATAGATTGTATTTTCTCACCCTGTCTCCATGAGTATACAGGTTTCCCATTTCGCTTAATAATACAAGCATTTTTTTCCCTATCGTAACCAAGAAATTTACGTGCCTTGTTTATAGCATGATCTTGATCGTAACATTCATAATCCTTGCCTTTGTATTCAACCGACCAATTATCATCGTCTTCCGCCACACCTTGCAGATCACCTGCTTTGACTTTGGCATATTTGCCCATGACGCTATTTGGATTTACTTTACCAGCTGCCACTTTCCACGACGGAGCTGCTGTTTTCTTGGTCAAAGGATTAAATTTAAGTTTTTCTTTTCTGCCACCTCTAACTGCTGCTGATGATTTTGATATGTAATCATTGACAGTTGAACTTTTTAATTCATTTACTTTTGATTCTTCAAAAGGTTTGCTGGTTTCTACGGTCATTGCATAATTCTTTTTATGCTTTTCATCACCGCGCTTCATAGCTGCCTTTTTATCTTTGTGAGAGCCAAACCCGCCGCCACCTACTGCGGCCATTGCGTTCTTAGCTACAGGATTTGGTTGAACTGGTTTATTTTTATTGTTTTTCTTTTCGCCTACAAATTCTTTTGCTTTCATTTTTTTCACCTTTGGCGCTTTAACCATTCCTAATTTTACCGCTTGAAATAATTCGTCTGCAAGTTCAACTTTAGGAACTCCACGAGCAAATTCTTCAAAGTTATCGCCAGTAGCAGCAGCTCGCATTTTACTAGCACTCATGCCTTCTGCACCTTCTGCATCAGGATCTCTAGCACCTGCATTCACGACATTGATACTGTCAAAGTTATATTCTGTTCCGTTGTATTTGGTAAGGAGGCTTTCAAAGCTGTCCAAACGATCGCTACCAGCAACATAGACTATTTTTTTATAACCATCAGCTTCTAATTTTTTCATTGCGTCTATAATTGTACGGACACTAGCATCACCTATGTTAACACCTGGAAAAAATGCAGATGCAAATTTTAACTTTTGATCAAATGTTAGCGGATCAGTTTTATGATTTTGTGTATGACTGAGGAATAAAAAATGATCACCCGGAACTTTTTTAATAGCCCCTACTAATTTCTCATGACCAATTGTTGGCGGATTCATTCTACCAAATGCTACTACGGCAGTTTTAATTGTATCTTCAAAAAGTTCGCGGAGTTTCACTTATAGTCTCCGCGATCGATGTATGATTTTTGTTCTGCTGCTATCTTTTTAGCTAGTTCAATGATTTTTTCTGGAGGAAAGAATGTATTCTTTTCTGGTAACTGATAAGTTTCGCAATACTTGTCAGCACAATAACTTAATGGTTTAATATAAAGTTTGAACGCTTCGTCGTCGTTAGGGTTTTGTTTATGTTTGTCTACAGCAGGAAAGAAGTACTTGCTTAGTGTCTCATCGTCATTGTCTAGAAATACTTTGAGATCGTCAAGCCAATTAACATCTTCCTCTGAATTAGCAAAGTTCATAGGACTCTGAAACAGTTCTTTCAAAAGCATTACCAGCTCCTACAAGACCAATAGCGTGCCTTCCAACGTGGACCTGGATTTTTACAATTATGACGAGCACGGAAACTCTTACGACGTTTTGGGTTGCTCTTTTTAATACGCATTTTCTTATCGCCAAAGTTTACTTTAACAATATTACCATTTGGTTTACGTACATAGACTTTAGATTTCTTAACATCACCAGCCATCTTCTTGCCTAGTGGTACTTCTCTACCCCGATATTTGGCTTCATCAACATCGGCGTCTACCGCTTCTGGGAAGTCTCCAGCAAAGCTACTCATATAACGATCGCCTTTGATTTTAGGCTGCGGCTTTGGAGTAAGGTCTTTTTGTATTGCTGCTTGAAAATCCTTTGGACTTTGAGCTGCCACATTTGCTAACGATTCCTTATCGTTAGTTTTAAGCATATTATACATCTTTAAGAATTTAACAATCATAGGCAACGGTAATTTTGTTTTTGTACCGTCTTTAAATTGTATCGGATAGTTACCTTCCACGTCGTAGGCTTTACGAGCCTGCATAACAATATGCTGTACTTTATCCTTGTCTGGATCTTCTGGCTTTTCATCTTCGTCGTCAAAGTCAAAACGACCTTCACCTACCTTAACACAATTATCTACGGTCTTGCCACCTTTCTTTTTGGTGCCCATTCGCTTGTAGCCTTTCCAGCAGGCCTTGCCATCCACACCTTTTTGTTTTTCTTCGTAGATTATTTCGCCCTCCAGCATTACTACACCGTTTTCACTAAGGTGTGTTAGGCCAGTTTCGTCTAGTTCTACAACGATCCCGTCTTCAGTAAAGCCCACTACTTCAGTAACTACTTCAAAGTCTGGGCTAAAACTGAATCCTATTTCATCCCCTAATTCAGGGACTGCTGATTCTTGTACATTTTCAATAGCTGATAATTTGTTTAATAGGTCTCTCATAGTATCTCTCGTAAGATGATACTATATTTATCGCTTTGGATTGTTTAGTGATTATATCGAATTTGCACTATTATACCGTTTTGCAAGTTGTATGCGGCTCTAATCCATACAAAATTGCCGGTAAAATTCATAGAATGCGTAGTAGACCATGCTGTACTGTCACTACCTACGCCAATCACTGTATCAGCTATATCAACCCAGTCATTATCGCCTGGGTATAACTCTAAAGTACCCTGTAGTTTTATTACGCCAATAAAGTTGTCTACCTGATAGATAGCAGTATGCACCCCATCAGATTGATTATGATAAGCAGCACCTTGTTTTTTGCTGCTGTAAACAAAGGTACTGTCCTGTGCTTCTGTTGAGGTAGTTGAAACTAAGAGTAAGCTTTCTTTGGACATCTATTATTTATCGCTTACCAGATATTCATATACACGCCCAAGAACATTAGGATTACGCATCTGCACCATTAACAAAGTATGTTCGTCAGCTACATACATATATCTCCTATCCCAATACCAATCTGTGTTAATGAACCATGACTCTGTAGTAGTGGAGATACGTACTGAATTTTGTTTAGCTAACCATGCAACATATTTTACTTTTTCTTCTTTGCTGTTTTTTAGCTTGTGAGGTAAAAGAAAAACTTTGAACTTGTATTTGTTGTGCGGCAATTTTTTGCAAATAATGTACTTGTTACTGTCCAGTTCACTAATATGATTTTGATTAGGTATAAACGATACTCTAAGAACATCATAAAAATGTTTACAAATTTTGTTATGCACTTCATGGTCGTTAGTATAGAAATCTATAGTGTCTCTTTCTATTCTTTTACAATAATCTCCTTGGAGAGACATGATAAAATTACTCAATGCTATAATATGATCTTTATTTCTATAGGCCTTATTAATAGTATCACTGTTCATGCCTCTGTATGTAGGCAAAGGAGATTCTAGTAGTTTAACAGTTTCCTCAAGGCTTTTCATCCTATAGATACCAATACCAGGCATATTTAGACTGGCCTTATATAGATATTTGTTATAGAACTTACGAGATGTATACTTAAGTTTCTGCATTATTTTCTACTTTGGCCATTTTCAGAGCCTTGCGTTCTGCTTTAGATAACACTTTTGGTAAATCTTCTACAGTAAATGCAATGTCATTATTGAAAATTTCAACTTTTACAATGCCACCGTCTTTTAGATCACCAAATAACATTCTGCGACTTAACGGACTCTTAATCTTATTATCAATTAGACGTGCCAGCGGCCGTGCGCCCATCTTACTGTCGTAGCCTTGTTTGGCTAACCAGCGGCATGATTCAGCATTTACCACAATCTCAATGTTTTTGTCTTTGAGTTGTTGATTAAGTTCAGCAACATATTTTTTAACAATCTGAATAACAACCTCATTAGACAGCTTGGTAAACTTAATAACAGCGTCTAACCTGTTTCTAAATTCTGGAGCAAAAAACTTCTTGACAGCCTTATCGTCTTCACCGTCCTTGGCTAGATCGCCAAACCCTATAGTATTGCTTTCGTTATCTCTTGCACCCAGATTAGATGTCATAATAAGAATACAATTGCGTCCGTCGGCCTGCTTGCCATTTGAACCTGTAACGAATCCGTTATCCATAAACTGTAATAGAATATTACTGACATCCGGATGAGCTTTTTCAATTTCGTCCAGCAGTAGAACACAGTTTGGCGTTTCTTGTAATTTAGTGATTAGTTGTCCAGCATTATCCTCGTAGCCAACATAACCCGGGGGAGCTCCGATTAGTCTGGCTACAGAATGCTTTTCTTGATATTCACTCATATCAAATCTAACCAGTGGCATACCCATTTTATCACTTAATTGTCTAGCAGTTTCAGTCTTACCGCATCCGGTTGGTCCCAAAAACAAAAAGCTTCCAACTGGTTTGTTTGGCAACTTCATGCCAGCTTGAGCTACAAAGATTTTATCTAGTAAATTATCAACAGCACCGTCTTGACCATAGATAACGGCTTTCATCTTGTCTTCTAGATCAGATAAGTTCTTACTTTCCTTTTGTGCAACTGTTTCTAGAGGCATGTTAATCATTTTACTTAATTCATAAGTAACCTGTTCAACGTCCACAATTTGATCGACTGCTTCATCGGTCATGTCATCGCGTAGTTTATATCTAGCCGCAGCACAATCTATGATATCAATAGCTTTGTCCGGTAATTTCTTATCGCTCATATACTTGACGGACAATTTTACAGCCTGTTCAATACCTGCATCAGTAATTTTAACTTTGTGATGCTGTTCGTAATATTTTCTAATACCCTTAATAATTTTTAATGTAAGTTCGGGTGTGGGTTCGTCAATAGTAATACGTTGGAAACGGCGCATCAACGCACGATCCTTTTCAAAGTGCTTGCGATATTCTTCCCATGTAGTAGATGCAATTAACTTAATAACGCCCTTGGTTAATACAGGCTTGAGAATATTTGCAAGGTCGTTTGAACTTTGATTAGCTGCACCTGCACCCTGCATCATGTGTGCTTCATCAATGAAAAGAATAATCTTACCTTTCTTTTCTAGCGCAGTCAGTACAGCTTTAATACGTTCTTCAAAGTCTCCACGATATTTACTACCGGCAAGTAGAGAACTTATGTCCAGTGTAAAGACTTGATGATCCTGAATGAACTTAGGAACTTTCTTTTCAAAGATCTTACGTGCCAATCCTTCTGCAATAGCAGTTTTACCTACACCGGGTTCTCCAACCATTAAAACATTACACTTGTTTCTTCGTGCCAAAACTAACTGTATTTTTTCTAATTCTTCATCACGACCAATTACTGGATCAATCTTTCTTTGTTTGGCATGCAAACTTAAATTTGTACAATAAGTGTTGATAATCTTATCAACTTGAGCTGCTGGTACCACTTGATGTTCTGTTTCTTCTTCTTCGTAAATGATATTTTCGTGAACATGCTTAACAAATTTTTCTTTGTTAATTCCGCCCTTGTTTAGAAAGTAAAATGCAAAACTGTTTTTCTCACTTAGTATACTGACAATGATATCATAAATTTCTATTTTTTGCCTGCCGCTGAAAAGCACTTGACTGAAAGAACGATTCAATACTCTTTCAACAGAATGAGTTTTTTTAGGTTTAGCTATGTTCTTACCTTTAATTTCATTAAGGTTGTTTTTAATGTAGTGTTCTAAATTAGTTTTGATAAAGTTAGCATCGCCGCCTACGCTTTCTATAAGTTTGTAGGATTCTTTATCGCACAAAATACCAAAAGCAAGATGCTCAATAGTGATATATTCGTGTTGCAATTGTCTAGCAACATTTACTGAAAATTCAAATACATTCTGTAAATTCTGACTTGGTTCAATCATTAAATCATTCCTTAAAATTTTTACTATTCTAACACATTAAAGAGAGTAGGTCAACGGGTTCCTGTCTTTAATTGTTTCACTAACTTGATGGCCTCTTGGCTTAGGTTCTTTGGTATATCTACTTGAATCTTAATTAATAAGTTGCCTCTTTGTTTTGATCTTACATTAGTAATACCTTCACCCCTACAACTTAACATGGTTTCTGGTTGTGTACCAGCAGGTACATTTACTGTCAGCGTTTTTTTATCTAAAGTTGTTATGGTAAACGATGATCCTAAAATCGCATCCCAAGCTGAAATACTTTTTTTCATCATTAACATATCACCGTCTCGTTGAAAGACTGGGTGAGGATTAATTTTTACATTTACAATTAAGTCGCCGGGCGGTAGATCGGACATGCTTTGATCTCCCATGCCCTTGTATTTGATTTGTTGATTAGATTCAACACCGGCGGGTATATGGATATTAATTAATTTTTTTGAACCACCAGGCGTACTTATTTCTGCATTTATATCTTTTCCTGTAAGTACATCTTCTAGGTCGATAGCTACCAATACAGACAAGCTCTTGTTTCTACGCTGCGGTCTGCCAAAACCAAAGTTTCCAAAAATATCTTGAAAGTTTTCAGATCCAAAATGAAATTCAAAGGGCCCGTGATTAAATCCGCTGCTGCTGTTATGATTGTTATTTGGATCTAAACCCATGTCCACCATACGACGCTTTTCAGGATCGCTTAGTGTTCTATAGGCTTCTTCTATTTCTTTAAATTTTTTTTCATCACCGCCTCTATCGGGATGAAATTTCATAGCCATCTTGCGATATGCTGCTTTTATCTCATCATCTGAACTGTTTTTGTTAATACCTAATGTGTTGTAATAATTCATATGTATAAAGAAAATAAGGTTGCCACATAGTAGCAACCTTATTATTTAATAGAGCATATTGCTCGGCGTTATTTTTTTGCTGGGGGAATCTCTGTTCCTTCGTGCTTCTTATGCTTTTTAACTGTTCGACATTCCTCTTTTGGTTTGCCGTTCTTGTCTTTTACTGGTTTGCCTTCTTTATCTAATACTGGAACACATACTTTTTTGGTTTCTGGCTCAGCTGGTTTTTTATCTTCAGCATATGCTGGCATTGCTAAAGTTAGTGCTAGACCTAGTGCTAAAATAATGTTTTTCATAATTACTCCTTATAGTTCTGGTTGGTCAGGTTGCATTGGTCCAACCTTACCTGTTCTTGATGTAAATGTTCCGCCGCCAAATCCGCCTGTCTGCGGAGCTGCTCCAAATGAGCCTGCGCCGCCAAATCCGCCGCCCATTGCCCCTGGGTTACCGTATGTCTGGGTAACTGTTGTGGCCATTGGTGCACCAAAGTTGGGCGCAGCTGGCTGTCCCACTGGTGGTGGAGGTGTATATGTTGTTCCGACATTTGCTGGTAGTTGGAGACCACCATTATTAGCTCCTCCTAGTTTTTCCTGTGTACGACCATAGGCTGCAATACCAAGCACAGCACCCATAGCAATATGGAATAGACCTGCACCTTGTAGTGTAATAGGTTGCCATTGAATATTAACTTGTCCGTGTCCCATTGCCTGTACCAAACTCCACAGAATTGGGAACATTACAAAGTCAAAGAAACAGACAACCATATATAGCCATCCCATCATGGGACGCCATTTTGAATTCATCCAATCTTCTTTCTTCTTTTCAGAAGCACTCATTTTTGCATATTCTTCGTTTGACATTACACGCTCCTGCTGATATTATAATGGTAGCCACATCCACATGGCTTGACTAAACATTAGTGTGCCTGCTGCACCTACAGCAAGACTTACATAAAACATTGGCATGCTTACAGCTAGAATACTAGCAGTTAGCAGAACAATGGCAATTTGAAGAGCCGATCCAGTCCATGTAAACCAAGGACTGCGATTTTTTGCAGCATCTCTTTCTTCTTCAAGTGCCTTTGCTTTTGTCATAATATCTTTTTTATCGGTTTCCATTCGAGCAACTTCTGCACGGAACTTGTTCACATTTTCTGGTTTAGTTGCTTCAGCAGCGGCTGTTTCATATAGAACAGCGCGAATATTCTTTGCTTGATACCATGCCCATTGATTATTGGCAGCAATGGTATTATTCATAATTTTACTGCTGTTGCTGCCACCAACCATTGTATTGATAGCTAGAATAGCTGCTAGAAAGACGATGACAAATCCTGCCTTGTCTTTAATTTGTGCTTCACGCTCTGAACGTGAAGGGGGTTTTACTTCACTCATTTGTCGCTCCTATATACGTACTTATTAAAAACTTAGTATACTTTTCTTTGGTGGTTCTACTTTAACAGGTTCATTTTTGCATCTATCTGCAAGAGCGATCGCACCTACCTTAGCACCATTATCGCCATTCTTAGCAATTTCCGTTACAGCATTCCAGCAGGCTGTTTGTGCAACTGTGTTGTCTTTGCTGATTGACTTGGCGCTGTCAACATATAGTTGATAATCTTTCGTGCTTAATGCGCTGCAACCTGTGAGTAAAAATGCTGCAAATATAATAGTTAAATATTTCATATTATTTGTCCTTGTCATAGGTTTTCTTAACCTTGTCATACCATTCTGCCCATCCGTCTACTTTATTAGAGCACTGATAGTATAGTGTATAATTATCTACAATTATCTTAAACACTTCTGTCATAGTATTGGTGTCTGCTGGAACCTGTTTGAGTTCTTCGCATTTAGGCATTTGATTTGTAGCAGAATCTATATATGGCTCAGGAAAGTTAGGTTTGGCTGCTGTGAGTTTTGGTAGTAAACTACAGCCTTGAAGTGTAAAAATTAAACCGATTATGATTAACTTTTTCATTTTTTATCCTCTTTAGGAGGACGAGCTGCACCTGCGTTTAGTTGATCTATCAGTAAAGAAGGTACTTTACATTGCTCGTTAACACGTTTTAGTTCATCAATCTGTGCTTCAAGTTTCTTACGCTCTTCTTCGCTGAGATTCTTTTCTTTAACGATCTCTTTTACTACTTCTTTAGTATCGCCTTTTATATAACGATCTATTGTCTTGGTAATTGTTTTACCTCTATTAGCAACGGCTTCATCTCGCTCAGCCTGCACTTTAGAAAGATCTTGATTGATCTGTTTAAATTCTGCTTCTTGTTTAGCAACTAGTTCTTTCAGTCGAGCATGTTCTGCCTTGTACTTTTCTTCGTTGGCAATAACACCTTGGAAGTAAACACCCACTAATAGTAATAGAACACTACCTACTTGAATAGGCAAACGATAGGTTGATACAAACGGAATAAATTTTAATACCCAGGCTGCTAATACACCTAGCACACCTGCTATCAATACTAGACTCCAGAACCAGTCAGGTAAGAGTCCAAGCATGAATGTTATTTGCCACATTAGTGAATACCTAGTACATGTAGAGCGTGATTATAATGTTTGATACGATCATCAAGTCCAATAGTACCACCATTGATTTTCTTAGTTAATGTAAGAATATCACCTTTGTCTGCCCACTGGTTTAAATTGTTTTGTTCCCAAAAGAAACAGGCCGACTGAACCGCGCCTTCAAATGTTTCTAGATATTCGGGAACATCTTCTACATCCATGTCAAGACTGGCAGCAAAGAATGTGTAATTGTTTTTGCCAGTCAATTGAATCAATCCACGACCGCAGTATTTCCATCCGTCACCTGATTCTTCAGGACCGTTACCCATTCTACTTGCATAGACCCTATTGGCAATCATCTTTGGTTTATTTGCATAGCGAGCAGCTATAGCGTCGTCGGGAAAATATTTGCCAAATACACGACGTAGGCTTGGTGCTTTGTAGTTTAGATTTTCTTTTAGGAATTTAAAACCGCCGCTTTCATGTGCGCATTGTGCGATAAAAGCTGCCACACGATGTGTTGTGTTTATTTCGTATTCCGGTAAAATTTCGCAAATAGCATTATACCAATAGTCCAAATATTGATTCTTACCTATCATTTCCTGTAGGTGAGATTTTTGAAAATCAAATGTAAAACTCATTTTTAAATCCTCTGTAGTAGCATTTTTTGACCGTTGTTGTCAAAAACTAAAGTATCGCCCAATTTGGTTATGTTGTAGTCACCAAGTACTTTAGTTAACCAAAATACTTCGCTCGCTGATCCTGTATCTAGTGACACAGGATCTGTATTATTTTCTAATACAGTTTGATCGCCTTGATTCAAAAGCCTCAATTGCACTTTTTGATTGAATGGCTTATGAAATGTTATTATGTCACCTTCCAATGTAAGATCATCCATAAGTGTTTTGTTAAAGAAACTTTTAACACCTTCTGTTCTAACATTGTTTAAGTGTGCGTCGTAGTCAACAGGTGTAGGAGGAACAATCTTTGATAATGCTTCTGTAGTCACTTCAAAGTCCTTACCCATCCTATGATATCTAAACTTCCAATCATCTATGCCAGTTAATTTTCTAATACCGTAGGAAAGTTCTTTAATCTGTTCTGCTAGATTAGGAGTTCGATTTAATTCAACAAATACAAAGTAATCTCCGTCAGCATTTTCTCCAGCACTGACATCACTGTCCAGTACAAATGGATAACCTTTTTCAATAAATTCCATCATGTCCTTAGCAGGATTTCTATCTTTTACCTTGAAAGTTATTACACAAACATCTCTATCTTCGCCCATTTTAGATTTGTGACTGTCTATTTCAAACAGTTCAGAAATCATATCTTTAAGGTCTAACGGACGAAGTCCTTCATTAAGCTGCTGGTTGTGCATTTGCCATATCCTGTACTTGTGCTTCAGCTGCGTCTGGCACAGCGGCCATTACGTTACGCTTACTTAACATATCTTCTATTTTATTTTTATCTAGATTACGATAACCACGGTTAATGTCATGCATGAGCTTTTTTGGCATGGTTATTCTTACCATCCAAATGTCTTTATGATCAATTTTACCTTTTTTAGTTCCTGGACGAATATCATCTGGAGTTTTGATCTTACGTACCTTTGCCAGTTTGGATTCAGCGAATTCTACCTTGCATCCGTATTCTAGTAGACGTTTTCCGCCCACAGGTTCTGGCATGCGTTCTTTAGGCCACATAAATGTGCATTGAACATAGTAACGGCTTTCTTTAGGTCCTTCTACAAGCTCACCGTCAAACCAGTTATCATATACATAGATATCTAATTCGTCAATAACACGCTCAAAATCCTTTAATAGGTTTAGGCTGTTATTAGACCCGTAGATGTTTTCTATATTGCTTATAATGTCTTTTAAATCGGCCATACTATCTCCCAATGTATTTATTCCAGCTAGTTTTTTAACTTAACTTATAAAAAAATGTTTTGGTTGTTAAATACTTGTGTGTCCGGGTACGGACGCTACGGTAAAAGGTCCGTGCCTAACACGTTAACAAGGAGGCTAACCTTAATGAAGAGAAAGAAAGCAGCTCTACTGAGAGCAACGCAGTCAGGTAATACAACAAATGTAGTTAACATAGCAGATAATTCCAAGTATCAAAAACGTCCTAGAGTTCAAATATATCCCAAGAACTTAAATCAAGAAAACTATCTAATCAAACTAAACAACACAGAAAAAATGATAATTTTCGCTATCGGACCAGCCGGTACGGGTAAAACCCTGTTGGCTGTACAATGGGCTATAGATCAACTCAAGTACGGTGATGCTACTAGAATTGTCATAACTAGACCTGCTGTATCAGTAGATGAGGATCATGGATTCCTACCTGGAGATCTTAATCAAAAGATGGAACCATGGACCAAGCCAATAATGGACGTGTTCTCTGAAAACTATAACGCCAGAGAGTTAGAAAATATGATAAGAGAGGGGGTGATTGAAACTAGTCCGTTAGCCTATATGAGAGGACGAACATTTAAAAACGCTGTAATAATTGCAGACGAGATGCAAAACGCTACGCCTAGTCAGATGAAAATGCTGCTGACACGACTAGGACAGGGATCTAAGATGATTGTTACTGGAGATTTGCAACAAGCAGATCGCCCAACTAATAATGGGCTTCTGGAGTTCCTTAAGTTGTATAACAACTTTGCAAACCACAGGTATGTAGATCTATGCGAGTTTACTATCAGCGATATTGAAAGACATGAAGCTGTAAAGGAGGTGTTGTCTATTTACGGAGACTGTTAATCAAGATAAGGCTTGAGCTTATCGCCTAATAGTCTTTTGTACATTTCTAACATGTCGTCAAAGGTGGCCTCAGGATTGAGGCCATTTTTGACACACTTCTTTTGTTTGAAATCTAGAATCACTTTTGATTCTTGAATGTGTCTATTACTGATTGAGTTTTTGAACTCAGTAATTTCATCCCACTTACCATTTGGTCTTTTGAAGTAGGTAACCAACATATATCTAGATTTCATTCTACAGGGTCTCCCTTGTCATCAACTTCTATCCAAGTATAATCACCCAGCCACTTTACTTTGCAGATGTATTCATATGTATCCGGCGGAGCCGTATACCAGTCATTGGGTCCTAGATGGCACAATACTGTATGCTTGTGTCTATGATCAAATGCCAGCCAATATGTTTGTCCGTGATAAACCTGAAATTGATATTTGGCTGCATGAACAGCATCCGTAATTTCTAATCTACGTTTGATACTAGCTGCCTGCTTTTGTAATACAGCTACCAATTCCATAATACGGTTATACTCTTGCTGCCCGTGCATTCGAGCAACATTAACCATAATATCTTTTTGTTTTGCAACGGGTATTAGATCGAAACTTGGCCCACCTACTTCCGTAGGATAAGGAGTGATATTTTTATTAAAAAAGGATACTAATGATCCTCCAATATCAGCATCGTAACTGTTTTTACCTTTAGCTGAATTCTTTTTATCACTCATTTATTCTTGCCAGTTTTATAAGTGTAGCTGACAAATTGATTTCTGGATCGATGGCTAGAGTATGATCAACACAACCTTGTTTAAGAACAAGTACAGCCTGATATTGTTTACGTTCATCTCCAAAGATTTCAATATTGTCATAGAGCCAACGATAAACATCCTGCATTTCTTCAGCGCGAATTTTTCCACACAGTAATTTTCTTGCGCCATAGATATCACCGGCTTTAAACAGATTGACCATATCAAACTTCCAGTCTGCTTCGCCTGCGTCTTCTCTGTTTGGAGAATTCAGTTTACCTTCTTGGCTGTTTTGTTGAACAAGTTGAATGCACTTACGAAGATCTGGGTAGGCAACCTTAACATATAAATCCAAGGTGTCTAGATCAAATTCAATATTTTCTTCAACTAAAACAGTGGCAACCCTAGCGGTATATTCTGTTTGGTCAGTTCGTTCCATATGGAAACCCTGGCATCGACTATGCAGAGCAGGGATAATACGGCTAGGGTAATTACAAGTAAGTATAAACCTAGCGGTTTGATGATATTCTTCCATAACACCGCGAAGCGCGGCTTGAGCATTTGGAGACAGGTAATCTGCTTCATCTAATAGTACCACCTTAAAAGGACCAAAGGGAATCATCGCAACAAAGTTAGTGATTTTATCTCTAACATCGTCTACGGAGTTTGTACGGCTAGCATTAATTTCTAAAACGTCATAATCTTCAATGCCAATTTCATTGATAAGAATACGAGCTAGAGTGGTCTTGCCAATACCGGCAACACCACTTAGTAGCAGGTGAGGAAAACTCTTATCTTTAATCCAAGTTTCAACTTGGCGACGTTGTGCGGCATCTCTAAACACATAGCCGTCGATAGTCTTAGGACGATACTTTTCTACCCAAAGTTCTTTCATACCATTTCCTCTAGAATACCTAACATTTCTGCAAGAATAAATAAAGCACCAGCCGGAACTAGAAATCCGTAGATTAAAGTAATACCTGCACCAATTCTAAATCCGCTTTTTACAAGGCTCACATAAAAATGCCCCTTGCTTGTATCTTTAGGTTGAATTTCCATTTCTCAGTACCTTTTCTGTTTCTGCTGCAACTACACGATTACGTAGTTCGGTGGTAGAGAAACTATGCCGACGTTTGTTAAAATAAAGTTCCATGCCCATATTATCACCTGTAAACTCTCTTTGCATATATTCCTCTCCTAATATTCTAACATTAATAGGATAAGAAAGCAAGATGTCCGCAAGTTCTTTTTCTGTGGCATAGGGTATAACTTTGTCCACATACTTACAGGCTTCAACTTGAATGAATCGTTCAAACACTGATTGAACAGGTTTATTCTTTTCTGTTGGACGATCTATAGTTGGATCAGTTTGTAGACCAACTATAAGATAGTCGCATTGTTGCTTGGCTTCTTCAAGCATGAGCAGATGCCCTGCGTGAAAAAGATCAAATGTTGAACAGGTGAATCCAATTCGCATGTTAATCTTTCAAAAATTGTTTTAGCTCCGGAGGTGCCCATCCAAGTGGTTTCAGTACCTTGCCGTCTTCACGTTTGCGAACTTTGCCGGTGTCTCGATCAATCTTGGCAAAGTTAGTGCGCATGACTTCTTTCCATGCACCTTCTCCGTCTGCACCCATGCTGTGTATGGCCCCTATGGTAACAACAAGAATGTCAATGAGTGCGTCCAATTGTTCAACTTGATCTTTAGCGTCGTTGAATTCTTTGACTTCTTCTTCTATCAACTTTTTATAAAGTACAAACTGTCCTGCGTTGATCTCACCTACTGTTTGATCACAGGCTCGCATAAACTTTTCTTGATCTCTAAATGGGTTAGACATTTTTTCTCCTATGCTTGGCATTTATTGATTCTACTCTTTGCATTAATTCAAATTCTAATCCGTGATCCAGTGCTTCTTCACAGACGGCTGCTATGTCTTTAGGAAAGCAAAAACCTCCCCAGCCGTACTGACCGTCACTACCGGGCACGTCTGTATGCGTGTTTCCAATCCTTGTGTCTTTGCGAATAATACTTTGAACGTCTTTCCAATTCCCGTCTAGTACTTCCGACAGCTCTTTGAAGTCGTTCATAAAAGTCACCTTCATGGCTAGATAACTATTGATCATATACTTGTAGAGGCTAGCAGTGACAATGTCTGTATAGATAATTTCAGTTTGCCGTACTTCGCACATTCCCCTCAGTATAGCCCTTGCTGCCAAACTAGCCCACGTTTGATTGCCTCCTATCACACACAACTTGCCATACTTGTAATCAAATATAGCATTCTTAGCTGTGAGAAACTCTGGAGCATGAACAAGGTTAGGATATTGTTCTTGTAGTTTTTTATAGGCACTAGGGGGTGCAGTGACCTTTGAAATAATTGGGATTTGAGTTGATATATTGACAAACAAAAGGTTTTTCAATACTTCTTCTAATATGGTCGTATCACAGTGACCATCCTCTGTGCTAGGACTAGGAACACAGATAAAGATAGCTTCTCTATCTGTAAATTTTTCTAAGCCAACACTATTGGATATACGAGGATCGTTGATTATAACGTCATCGTTGAGGTGGGCATGGGCTATGGCAGATCCAACAAAGCCAGATCCGATTATTCCTATTCGCATATAATTTAATCTTTTAGAATCTTTATTATACGCTTTTGTTCTTCTAATTTCAAGAAGTCTATTTCCAAATCGCCAAAGCTTGGCGACTTAGATAAAATGTCATCTACTAAAAACTTTATTTGATAAAGATCCTGTTTACAGCCCCATGATGTAAATCCGTCATTGTAAGGACTGTTTACTTCTCTAGCGATAGAATGAAGTTGGGATATAACATCTCCTACATCCCAACTTTTCTTTCTCATATGCATTATACAGAGTCTTTAATCAAAATATCTGCTGCACTAGGCGGCTCATCTGATACTGCTATAATTGCATCAATATCCACCTTTTGAATTTCTTTAACGCCGTCGCCATCGTCTATGGTCATTTTTCTTGTCCAACGACCATGTTCGATCAAGATCCATTGACCAATGATGACATCCTGTTGTTCAGGACCAACCTTATAAACCTTGGCCCAACGAGGTTTGACACCATGTGATTGACCATTATCTGATCTAAGAACGATACCACTCTTAAGTGTTACCTCACCAAAATCCATATCTGAAACTATTACATCCTTGTGTAGTGCTCTAATTTTGATATGTTTGACGCCGTAGTTAAAACTCATGATTACCTCTTGCTTCCTCTCGCACCAGCTTCGATAGCTTCGCGTGGATTGTTCTTGTAGTAATCAGCCAGCACCTGTTCGCGAGTTCTAATAATTTTGCCGCCAGGTCCTAGTTCGTCGCCTCTCGCATTGACACGCATATTTCCTACAGCTGGAGTAGTTTCGTTCTTAAGATTAAGCTTTTCAAAATCTACTTCCTTGCCTCTCATTGTTCTAATTGTTTTACCCATTTGTATCTCCTTTGAAGAATTCTTCTATTGGTAAATCGTATTTAACACTATCTATCTTATGCACACCTAATAAAAAGAGTACATAACTTGCCACAGAGCTCCCACGCCCTACACCCCAAACTACATTGTTTTTTCTAAGGGTGTCCACAATATATTTCATTGTTTTGAGCAAAATCAACATATTGTGCTTTTTATATAGATCTAGCTCTTGCTCTATTCTGTTGTAATTATGCTCGGGACATAGATCTCTTATATACTTTTCTATGTCCAAATTTTGATATTCATAGGGTATGAACCATGTATCTTTATTGATACTGTCTTTTGGCACACTATAATCTAAATGTTCTGCGTCCAATATAGACTTATACTTAGACAGAGCAGGATCGTTTGACAGACTGTACTCTAATACAGAAGGTCCAAATTTCATTACCCCTTCTATAAGATCATCTATTGAATTATTTGTTGACATTTATAAGTTGATCCAAATCAGTGTCGTAGGGTCCTTGAGCTTTGGCTAATAACCTTTTAGACATCTCTTGTTTGTATATTGTAACAAAAGTTCTAATTTGTGTCAACAATTCTGGCTTTCCTAATCGTTGGGCTAAGAAATATTTGCGAGATAATTCTTGAAGTTTTTCTTCAACTTCATTATCTTTTAATTTGCTAAGGTCTTCCTCAAGAGGATGAAACATTAGGTAAACAGTCCAACGTTATTGATAAAGATAATATCAGGGCTATGACGCCATACTTCTAAAATACGACGATCAGTACCTGAACTTAGTGTGATGGTTGTGAAACCATTTCTCTTATAGGCAAGACTACCTGTTACAGCAAATGACAGAGTTTGACTTGTACCATCTGTGTAAAGTTCCAAAGTAATTTTTCCTAAACCGGGAGTAACAGTATTGACTGGTAAATTTACAAAATCCATGGCAACTGCACCGCCTGCTGTGCCAAACCTAAAAATTTGATAATTACCGTTTAAATAATCCACTTGGCAAGTAGCCACGTTCCAATTACCTGCATTAAAAACCTTTTCTTGATTAGCAACAAATTTAGCATTAGTGATCTCATTTAAATTGAAATCATTGGCAGCATTTAATCTCGCTGCTCCTGTTGCAGAGTCTTGTAAGACTTCTAGTTCTTCTTTGGCATAGCGAAGACTGGTTTTGATAGTATCAAAATTGTCACGAAACACCTGTGTGTCGTTGTCCTCTCCTGCTACAGGAAAGTTTTCGTTTATACTTGCGTAGTTAATGTTGCTCACGGTAATTTTTCTCCACGTTGCGGAAATGCTAGATATTTATTATCTATAACCCCATTCAGAACGTCAATCAGATAACGATCTGCTGTAAAATCAATCAATTTAAAATCAAAATCACTGGCTTCTATTCTAGAAATCAGTGCTGGCCCGTAACCGGGATTTGTAAAACATAGCACCAAAGCTTTCACATAGCCTGTTTCTACAAATGCTCTGTCCTGTATACTGCGCATCCAAAGTGGTAAAAAGCTTCTATCTCTTTCCCCTGTGGCCTGTATACGTTTCCTCATATTTTTAAAGCTATTTGGAAACAGTCTTTGATGATCGCTGTCGCTGACCAAAGGTATATCACTGTCTACTTTTATTGAATCATAGCTTAACAATACCTTGCTGTTTATATTGTCCGGTAATTGAACTGTCTGTGATATGCTTTTCCCATCTTTTTCAAATTCGTCAATCACTTCTACATAGACAGCTTCATAGATGGTTTCTTGCGTAACGGGATCCTTGGCCAATGCATAATTCAAATTTCCAAATTTGATTTGCTTTCTATAATGATTTCTACTCATAGCCTGGACATATTTGACAGCACTCACACTTTCAATTCCAGCATAGAGCAATATCTTTAATTCTGTTTGAATTCCAAAGTTTGGATCGCCATATCTATAAATTTCTTGCGGTCTAAAAATAAAACTGTCTGTGATGAAATTGAACCAATCTAATCTTTTACTCTTAGTTTGAAAAGCCTTAAGGTATAAGTTTGCAAAAGTTTTTGTATTGTCCGCAACTACTTTTAGAGTAAATGTTTTTTCTAATTCACTAAAATTAGCACTATCTCTAGCTTTGATAGTAAATGTAAAGATTTTATCAAAACTTGTAGCACCACCATCATAGGTCCCTGTAAATGTTCTGCTGCCTGTAGACGAGTCTGATGCTGCATCAGTGCGTTCAAAAAATCTTGTAAGGCCAGGCCCATTATCGTCTTCAAACTGTCGTACCTTACCAAGTATTAGACCTGTTGATAAAAATTCAAGACCTGGTGGCAACGTACCGCTAATAAAATCGTAAATTACTCTACCGCCGTATCGGAGACTACGAGCTTCAACAAATTTTTGGCTGGGCTGATTTGGAATGATAGTACCAAGATCCCCATCGCTGACCCATTCTATGGCGCTTTCTATTTCTCCAATAATATCGATAAAGAAAGTTTTTTCCGTGGTCGATACACCTCTACTCCAGTAGATACTGTCCACTGCATTAGGTACTTGATTTAAATTATTCTTAGTACAGATATAGACAAATATAGTTCCGCCAGGACCTGGATAACGAACAGCCTGTCCTACTTTGTAGCTGACTGTGCTGCTCCAATTACCCAACATTACTGTATAGGTCAACTCATTTAGAGTTGCTGGATAATTTACCGCCTGCATGGTAAATGTATAACGTTTGGTTACTGCACTTTGATAAGGAACTTTACCTGCTATTTCTCCGGTAATACTGTCTAGAACCATGCCAGGAGGCAGCGTACTGAGAGATCCATCTGGATTATTCTGTAATAGAATATAGGTAATTGTGCCTGATAGGCTGGGCGGATCATAGACGTCTAGATATACTGTTAGATAATTGTTAGCTCTCCAGCGTCCAAGATTGCTTTCTGTGATCCAAATTGGTACGCGATCACCAGTGTTGTCTGCACGAAATAAATTAGTATCTACTTGTACAATGCTGTTGTCAGCCTGTAGGAATTCTTCAGTGACTACCCATATGCGGAATAGTCTACGAACTTCGTTGGCTCCATCGCTGACGCCAACGATAAATGTATAAAATCTACTGAGACGTCTTGGAGCATTACTAGGTTCGTTGTAGTCATAGGTAACATTATCAAATAGATAACTGTCAAAACCATTACTGCGAGATTCTGCTATGTCTAATGACATAATATCAAAAGGCGCACTATCATAACCGCCAGGTCCTGCGATATCGATTGCAAATACAGGATCAGTGAATCCGCTTATACGTCCTGTACGACTGAGAGATAGACCGGGAGGTAATTCTCCACCATTTGGTACAATATAATATTCTAATGTGTCGCCTGCATTTTCATCTACATCTTCTGCTTCAAGTTGAAAATCAACTTGTGCGTTGTCAAGCACAAAATAGTTTTCTCCTTGACCTACATTAAGAAAGCCTTCTTTGGTAATCCAAACAGGCTCGTCACTGCCATCAACATCTATTTGAAATGTCCTATCCTCAATGTCTTCACCGTCGTCAGCACGTATAACGAAACGACTTTCTGTATAACGTCTTACTTCAGTAGGACTGCCTTTAATATAAACAGATGTTTGAGTGCTATCCAAATATGTACTATCAGTTAATACACCTGCATCTAATCTTAGACCTCTTGGCAGTCTTCCTGCAATTAAGCTAAAAGTAACAGGCCCAACATTAGAAGTGGCCTGTAGAGGTATATTAAGAATAACACGTTCGGTTACTATTCCTAATCTACCTTCAGGAGTTTGCCAAGTTATCATAATACTCCTTAGATAGCGCCTAGGTCAACGTTGAATGGTCCGGGCAATAAAAAAGTTCCAAAGTCTACGTTGGCCGCCGCAGATAAAATTTGTATGGTAGAAGTATACTGAGAAGTAATTGGGCCAAAATCAAATCCCAAAAGCACAGCATTTAGATCTATGTTTGTATCTACAGTAAGATATTGACCGCTACCACTAGTTGTAATATTACTGCCACCCTGTATGGTTATGGCAGTATTATTTGAAGCTAATACTGATCCGCTATTACCATCGATTCTCACGAATGCATCGGGTTGAGTGCAATTAAATTGTATGCTGTCGTTGAATTCTGTAACAGCCATTTTAGTCCCAGACACAAGATTGCGAAAATAAAGTACATTGTTTACCTGTTCTTTATAAACTCGTGCTCCGGATTCTTGTGCATTTATACCTGTTAGATTAAATGCAGATTGAAGTTCAGCAAAATTAGCGTTGACTTTTTGAAACGCTGTTCTTAAATCGTCACCTAGTCCGTCGTTTACTAGATTACCTATATTAATTGTTTGTACTGTCATAATCCGCTCTCTTTAGTATATTTAATCGTTAGCTCAATCTTACAAAAACCTGCCCACTAGTGCCAGTTTTATGATAGGGATAACCCACAGCAACTCCAGCAATTGCAGCCGCCGCATCGTCGGCATACGGTCCAGGAATACCTGCCCACGCTGTGGTTTGTACTGTGGCATCTGGGAATGTTAAATCACCATCTTCGCCAAATCTCCAAATACGCTGTGTGGAATCTGTGAGATTGACTTTGATTGAAACATCACCTTCTGATTCTATGTTTTTGGCTATGTCGGCGACACCCGTAAGGTTACCAGAAAAGTTTGCTGCTGTTAGGGTATTAGTTGCCGAGTTAAAAGTTAAATCAACATCGGCTCTTAAATCTTGTGTGGCGGATCTGTTCTCAACAAAAGTAATTGAATAGTTGTAGTCTATACCATTGGTATTCATAATGTCAACTGTGGCCGCATTACCTGTATAAGCAGTAGTCTGCACAGTAGCATCAGGGAATGTTAGAAGGCCATCCTCACCAAAACTCCATCTACGCAGAGTGGAATCTGACAAGTTGATCTCAATGTTGATGTTGCCTTCGCTGCGGATATTACCACCTAAGGTTATATCACCTGCCACTGACAAAGATACATTTTGTATAGTCACAAGGTTATTTTCAATAACCAGATTGTTGTAACCTCCAACAGTGAAATTGATCTGCGAAGCAAGACCATTTATGTTTTCTACATCCACATTGTTGCTGTTGACATTGACAAAATTTCCTACAGCCACTGTAAGTTCTGTGGCATAAATCTTATTACCTACTGCATCTATCATCAATGTGCTGTCATCAGCAAACACTGATCCTTTGAAATCAGTAGGAATACTGGCTGCTGTGATGAATCCTGAATCGTTGGTAAGTTGGCTAGTCAGTGTTGGTACTGTAGGAGCACCGCTTAAAACATTGTAAGGAATAGATCCGCTGACAGCATCAACTAACAAGGTGCTGTCGTCTGCGAACACCGAACCTTTGATGTCAGCATCTATGCCGCTGGCATTGACCCAAGAGCCACCGTTCCACGTCAAGACATCACCTACTGAAGGTGAATTAGCACTGACATCTGTGAGATTGTCTAATACTAGATATTCACCGTTCTCCTGAACGATGCGATTGTTGTTCAATGTTAGGTCGCCGTTGTCGTCTATCTTAAGAGCATTACCACCGATAAAAATAGTATTGTTGCTAACATATAAACTACGCCAAGGTTTTGCAGACGATCCTAGATTCCCGCCGTTGGCCACATTAGGTAAAATATCACCTCCAACGTTTACATCGCTGCTAAGATTTGTAACTTGGTCTATGGTGATTGCACTACTGTCTGTGGTAGTGATAGTATTGCCTGCAATTTCTATAGTGCCTAATTCTGCTGTTGTTGAGACCAGTTTACGATCAACTGCGTTTACCATTACACTACTATCATCTGCAAACACAGAGCCACGAATATCGCCAACTAAGTTACCTGTAACATTACCAGTTACATTTCCTGTCAAGTTACCTATTACATTCCCTGTTACATTCCCTGTTACATTTGAAAACACAGGACCAACAATCTTACCTGCTACAGCATCAACAAGTAGGGTTGAATCGTCTGCAAATATAGAACCTACTATGTCTCTTACTGACGGTTCGTTGAATATGGCATTATATAGTTCAGTAAAGTTTGAATTTACTTTGGTAAATGCGCTGCGTATACTGTCGCCAGTTCTGTCATTAGATGTTGTACCAACATTGATTACTTGCTTTGCCATTTATCGCTCCGTTAGTTCAGTGCCGCTATTCTAGCTTGAAAATTCGCAAAGTCTGTGCTTGCCGCTACAACAGTTTTTAATTCTGCTAGATTTATAACTCTACTGCCTTTTAATGTTAACGTTTCTAATATTGTTATATCGTTTTGAAAAGTAACATCTGTGTTAAATGTTGTTTGTACATCCACAGTTAATCCGCTCGAATCAGTGGTTGAAATAGTACTACCAATAAATTCTAAGACATTACTGTAGATAATTTCTTTACTAATTGCATTATACATCAACGGAACACCGCTGCCAGTAGTCCTAATTGGGTCAACAAAGAATCTGCCTGTACCGTCGCTGTTCACAGCCGTGCCAGTCGCATTTAAAATAATTGAGTTTGCGTGTTGATTTGTATTGCCAGCAGCCGCCCCAATTGCTACTGAGTTTGCACCTTGCGAGGTAACACCTACATTAACGCCAATGGCCACGGCATTAGCGCCTTGATTTGTTACTCCGGAATTGCCACCGATTGCTACAGCACCACTACCTTGTGAAGTTTGTCCAGCAATGACTCCAATAGCAACTGAATTGGCGCCCTGTGAAATTTGTCCAGCTAACCTTCCTATAGCTACCGCTTGAGCTTGTTGATCCGTTACTCCAGCATTATCACCTAAGGCAATTTTAGTTTCACTTGTTCTTAATGTTGTAGCTTCTATGTTACCGTAGACTGTGAAAGAGTTGCCATCTATGATTTGTGTGCTGTCATCTGCAAACACTGAACCTACTAAATTCCCTGTTAAATTACCTTGAAATCCTGCTGCTGCTGTTATAATCTGTCCCGATACATTACCACTGGTACTATCTATAATTAAGGAACTGTCAATACCAAACACACTTCCTTTGATATCAATAGTATTATTGACTGTGAATGTAATTGTGTCGGTGCTAGGATCCGTTGTTATCAACATTCCGTATCCACTGGTAAAGTTTAAAATATCGTTAAAGTTACCTGGGTCAGCCTGGACTTGGTTAATAAAGTCTCCGTCAACTCTCACAGTACGGAATGTGGGACTGGCAGGACTGGTGTTTTCAATTGTAATTGTTCCTGTGCCCCCGCCCGGAGTAACACTGATGCCTGAACCTGCTATGACTCTTTTTACACCCAGGTTAGTAATTGTGACATTGCCTGTTGCTGTACTTACCGCAATTCCTCCAGTTTCGCCTGCCAAACTTAGTACACCCAAATTAGTCAGTGTTGTTACACCACTTACTGTGCTTGCACCAATTTGACTGGCTGTACCCAATACACTTAATATACCACTGTTAGAAATTGTAACAGTATCTGTAGTTGTGTTGGTTGTAATTGTAATACCACCATTGCCACTGGCCATGGTCAAAGTGTCTGTGTATGCATCTGCATCAATTGTGCTTTGTCCACTGACTGCCACACTCTTAAAACTTGCTTCTGCAGGATTACGAATAAGTTCGCCGTTGACTGTTGAACCTGCTGGCAAGTTAACTATGCCTGCACCGTCAGCGGTAATGATTGCACTACCAAGATATAGACTGTTACCTGCTAGGTAAAGATCCCTCCATCGATATGTTGGACTTCCAAGGTCGTAGGTTTCTGTCGCGCTTGGACTTACGTTTGAACTAAGGCTAGTGAAGTCAACAACGCTGCCCAGTGCTCCTCCAATGGTGGCATATATTTCGTCAAAGTTTGCATTTATTTTAGTAAACGCATCTTCTACTGTGCTCCAAACAATTGGAGGACTTCCTGAGTTTATTGTTTGCTGTGCCATTAGTTTCTTCCCACGGCTACTTCAATTAAGCCGATATGATCTGAATCGTAATCCTGTAGTGCTTTGCCAATTACAGTACCAGTCTTTGCTTCGGTACCCGCTGAAACCGCAGTTCCTAATGCTACACCAGTGACCAGCAGGTCGCCTTTTCTGATCTTACCAACTACACGACAAGGCACACGACCTTGTAGCGCAACTTGATTTTTCAATCCAGGACAACCACCGTTCATTGAATAAGCAGCATTATCACTGACCACTCCAGCCACTCTAGTATCTGCAAATCGATTACTGATTGTGACTTCTTTTTCTCCACCAAACACTAGTACAGTACCTACTGTATATTCTTTGTCGCCTTCGTAGAATTCAGCTAGGTCAGCTGCATAGGTAGCTTGGAAGCGACTAGTTCCTACCAATGTCCAACGACCAGTTACTGTACCTGCTGTTGCTTCTGCGCCTGTACTGATTGATGTACAGTTTAGTAACGAGCTTACACTTATACCTGATGAATCAATAGTAGCGAATGTTGAAGCACCGTCTTGGCTACGGAATATGTGTTTGCCGTTATTGTGATAGCTGATCTTGTCAGTGCCTGAGACTGAACCATCACCAATTAGTATGCCTTCCTGGCCTAGATATCCGTAGTATTTGATAAATCCACCAGTACCAACTGCGGCTGTATCAATGGCTACCTTACTGTCAACTTGTAGCTGAGCTATGTCTAAGTTTCTGGCAGCAAAGTCGCCGTTGGTGTCTCTGTAGACCAGTGTATTACCTGTAGCTGCTGTGGCATGATCTACAATACCAAAATGAACATCTGCTGTGTAATTGCCTACACCGCTGTTTGTTCTACGAAGATAACCTGTGCCTGTATTGTACTGTTCTTTCTTTACAGCTAAACCTTCGTCTATGACAGTGGCGAATGTAACTTCTGCTACATTGGCCGTGGACGATGAACTGTTTCCTAATACTCTATCTGATCCAATTTGAGGAAGTTTATTAAGTGTAATGCCATTTGATTTTAACTGTACCCAACCGCTGCCCGCAGGAGTTATTGTAAATTCTGCATCATTAAAGCTGGCCAATCCTCTATCTGCTTGTGTAATGCCTGTGGCATTTACTCTCGTGCTGGCTGCAATCATTGACAGCTTACTTTGATCAATAGCTGCGGCAGCGTTGATGTTGGCATTGTCAATAACACCATCGCTGACCACCGTTGTAATTACGTTAGTGGTACTGTCGCCGGACTGTATTTCAAAAGTAACCTCGCCGGTAGGAGTTACGTTAATGATTGTATTTCCAGTTCCATCCAGCGCCAATAGTTGACTTGACTGTATGGCACTGAAATTAAACAAGTCAGTACCGTCGGTATCCTTTAGATTGCTAATCTTGATATCCTGCAAGCGAGCAGCATCAGTGCCAAATGTTGGCGTAGCTAGGTTGGCAATCTTGTAGTTGTTCATGTCCATACTAGATGGACCTAACCACTGTAGGCTACCATCTAGAGCCATGAAACCTTTGTTCACAGGAATACGTTCTGCCGCTGCAACCACAGCACCTGAATAATCTAAGCCTAGTCTACGGCTTATGTAGGTTCGGATAGCTGCTTCAGTTGGTACAGCGTCAACACGACCCTCGTCCATAGCAGTTGAGAATTCGCTGATAGTTGTACCACGCTTGAATCCTAAACCGTCCAACTGGCTTAGCGCAATGCTAGCCGAGAACGTAACTGTACCAGTACCCTGGTCAACACGGAAGAATGGACCTACTGAGAAGTTACCAAACTGGTCTGTGGTTACGAAGAATGTACGACCAGAACCACGTTCCTGCATCTGCGATCTAAGTACCAGTTCTCCAGTTTCATTATCTGCCTGTGTAGAATAGGTAGGCACAGAAGCTATTGAATTAACCGGTGGTCCATAAATTTCGTTTGGATAGTTAGTGTCTGCGTAAGATCCAGTACCAATTTCCAACAAGTCGTGTGAGGTAACACGAGTTAGAGAAATTCTAATTGTAAGTGTTCCCTTAGATAAGTTTGAAGGAGCCGGTACAGCACCCTTCAGTGTTCTTGGATTGTTGAATCTTGTTACCGGAACTTGAAATGCTGGATTGACTGTAATTCTTGCATAATCTGTGCCCAGCGATCCTGGAGTTTCGTAATTGGTTATTTCGTATTCAGTGCCTTCATAGACAAATTTATAATTTAAACTTTGACTGATACCGTTGGTTATTCTTTCCTCATCGGCCTGTCCAAGTCCGCCAATGGCCAGCTGAGTATCGCCTCGTTCTCCTAAGCAGCGTCTTACTGTTATAGTGCTACCACCTGCGGTAGTAACCACAGAACCTTCTGCATGGAATACAATAGTACCTGCGGTAGGTGTTAGAGCAGAAGTAATTACAATACTGCCAGTGGCCACACTCTTGCTGTAAATTGTTGTATTTGCTGCTAGACCACCGGTGGCTACAACAGCGATAGTTCCGCCTGTTGTTGTACCACCGGTGGTTGTGTTTGCAACGGTGACCGTGGTATTTGTACAACTAATTACAGTATATGTTCCGTTATATCCAGCTGTGGCAAAGCCACTAACAGTAATTTGCTGTTCAGGTAGATACGGAGGTAATGCTTGACCTGTAAATGTATATGTACAATTTGTGCCGTCGCCAGCAACAGTTACTCCTGTGATATTGGGTCTAGCATAAATTCTTTGCCCAATTTCTAAAGTCTCAACACAAGTAATATTGCTAATTGTTGCGAAGAATGGTCCAGCGCCAGTTATGCTGCCAATACTTGGACCTGTAGCAAAAATAAGACTAGTTGTAACACCAATAAGTGTACTGTCTATATGATGTGTATTGCTGACACTAAATGTAGCAGCTCCTAAATTAGCATCAGTTACATAATAAACATCTGTAGCTGTGATATTAGAAGGATAACTAGACGCACTAAATCTTACAGGAGTTCCTGCTGTAAAACCATGTGATGCAGATGTTGTAAATGTATTACCTGCCAGACCAGTTACTGTAAATGTAGTACCGGTAGCTGGTGGAGGTTCATAAGAGACCAATTCAATGTAGTCATAGTTTTCACGTAATTGAGTTAGAGTCAAACCATATGGACTTAAAGTTGGAACACCACTGAACGAACCAGTGAAGGTTAAATTGGTACCTGTGCTTGTCGCACTAATGTTAAATGTTGTTGGAGAACCTACTGCGCTAACATAATATACGCTGCCGTCTTCAACACTGGGACCTGCTACTATTTCATTTGGTAATACAGAACCTGCCGGCTCAATAAATCTTACTTGGTATCCTACCTGTTGTCTGTGAGGAATATCTGTAGTAATTACACCTGTACCTAAATTGATATTAGTAATAGTATAGGTCTCAACTTCGTATCCATCTGTGTACTCAGTAAATTCAAGTACACGATAAACAAAGTTACTGTCATTCAAAATCAACGCTGTTGACGGACGAGTAGCAACATTTAGCGTATCGCCAAATAATACATGGAAACTGTTATTTCTAATAGTCACTGGTTGACCATGGGATACCGCAGACACCAAACCTCCTGAAGTAGAAATGTTCAGTCTAGCACGTTTCGTAGCAACATCATCTATGACCACAGTGGTAACAGAATATCTGTTAATGGCATTACCGTGATTGATTTCTAGTTCACTGCCCGGTAATGGCAGATAATCGGAATAGTTAACGTAAATGCCAACTTCTCCGCGCTCATTAATTGTTGACGTAGATGCTGCGTAAACTGTGGCAGTTTGCCCCATGTCAGTGTAGAAGCCGGTTGGAGTTGGAACTTCTAATGGATCTGAACCTTCTGCAACAAGAGCAAAGTTACCATGTGCGCTGGATCCACCTACAGATCTAATCTGTCCACCGTTTAAGGAGTAATAGGAAATTTGGCAGTAGTAGGTAAACATAGATACCGCTTCTGTCAAACCACCATTGGTTACTAAAACACCGTAGCCAAGATCAGCAACCTGTGTAAAGTCGTTGCTCAGCATTGAACGGTTTCCAGGCATTAGTACTTCGTACACTCGTACAAAGCTGTTAGTTCCTGTACCGTTGCCAGTAAAGTCTAGTACAGTTGTGCTGCCTGATGTTGCAGTGATCTTAAATGTTGTTACAGTGAAGCCAGAAAGAACAACGTAATATTCTTGTCCAGCTGTTATGCCTGTTGGCAACGTTCCCGTAGTGGCAAATTTTATTATTGCCCCAACTTGTAAACCGTGACCGCCTGCTACTGTTATAACATCAGTAGTACCATTAAATGTACAAGTTACTGAGCCTGGAGTAGCCGTAAAGGGAGTAAGTTCATCAATAATGAATTGAGCTGTGCTAAAACCACCTGTTGTTGGCGTTGGAAGACCAACACCAAACGTATAACCTCTGATATAGTTGACTCTGTATATTTCATCGTCAACAATAAACGAACAGGGAGTCTGTGGAGGTCTTAATAGACCAGATACTCGCAATAGAGTATTGCTGTCTTTACTGTCGATAATGAATTGTTGATTGCCGGTAAAGCCGTCAACAAACATACCGCCAGCAAATGTTTTTGCATTTATACTTCTACTAAACGCTGCTGACTCCTGACAGTAAGGTGATTTGGCCAACACTTGTCCTTCCGGATCAAGCGCCATAGCAAAGCCACCATGACCTTGATAAGTCATAGCACGTAGGATCACAGCGTCATTACACAAGAACACATCCATATCACCGTTGTCTTTTGGATAGTTCACTGTGCCGCTATTACTAATAACATCTACCACGGCATCGACTAGTAGATCAAATACTGTTTCTGATCCTGATTCGGCGACAATACCTTCGTCAAAAATTTGAGGTTCGTCTGGACTTGCTGTTACCTGTCCTGCAAGAGTATAGGTAGTGCCAACTGCTATGTTGTCTAAGACATCTTCAATCAATACTTTTAATCTTTGAATACCTGCTACAGTTTGACTTAATTGTGCGCCAATGGCCAAAGCAGGATCACCAAATTCTGTAGCCGCACCTTTGTATTTTAGAGCAGCAGATATGGTGCGGTTTTGACCACCCCACTTGAGATCAAACACCATAGAATCTAACAATAGACCAATGTCACGATAACATATTTCTTGATTGTATTCAAATGATGTTGAGAACGGTGCAATATTATTAGCAATTTGATAATTCTGCCAACCAACTACCTGTTCCTGTAAGAAACTTCTGTTGTTGGAAATTAAGGTAGCAGCACTTCGATAGTTGCCTTTGTTATTGATTAAAGGATATACCGGCTGCGTTGAATCTGTCAAATAATGATAACCGTATAACTGTGATGTGACAGTTAGACCGTCTATGATTGGATCGCGTCTAAAGTGTAAGAACGCCCAAGGACTTGAGCTTTCGTAACCAACCTTTGGTCTAATAATAGTTCTACGGAATTCATCGCCAATAATAGCCACATTCTGCGGAACCCTCAAAGGATAGTTTTCCTCATAGATACCACTTTCAACAAATACACTTATTTGTATATTTTTTGTGATGTCACCAAAGCTTATTGGTTCACCTATTTCAAAAGTACCACTGATAATGTCAACATCAAATTCTTCATTACCATCACTGTCTAATGTGCCGTTGTGTGCTAGAATTTGTGCCAATGCACCTGAGTTCTCTCCTCTTAGATACAGACCCTCTCTGATATCTTTTTGTGCGTTGGCAGCAGGACTTGATTCTGCTGGATTGCCTGTGAAGTCTGTTCTGTAGTTGGCTGTGTATAATCTAAATCTTGGTAAGCTTACCAATACACTTGGCAATGATGTAAATCCGCTACCGCCATTGGTTACTGTGATACTGAGAATTACACCTGCACCGCTGACATCAGCAGTACCAAATGCACCTGAGCCACCACCTCCAACAAATCTTACACTAACTAGACCGTAACCCGATCCTCCACTGCCCACTGAGACACTTGCTACTTTGAAAGTTAGATTAAGAGTACAACCTTCCTTTACACCTGTTGAACTGCCCGGGCATGATGTCGCAGCACCAGTTGATGGTGATGGCAGGGCTGTATAACTACCTGCTGTGATTTGTCTAATACTTGTTACGGGCCCGCGACCTCCAGTACCGCCTGGTCCTACAGCTAGTACTTCGTATCTAGCCTGCGTTCCGGTTCCGCCTACAACTGTAAGTACATCGCCTGGAAGATAATTTGATCCGCCTGTGGCGATTTCTACCGTATCTACTTTCATGTAGATAAAACTTGCTGAAAAACCTGCGCCAGTAGTTGCAGTGATATCGTCAATTTCTGCTAGAGTAACTGCTTCGTCACCGTTATTCCAAGTTAATACTTTCTTATATGGACCAATTTCTAATGGGGCTTCTAGTAATAATTCTTCTGCTCTTTTAAGAGCTGATTCTAATGTTCTATAGGCATACGGTAATGATCTACCTTGTTTATCGTTACCTACTCCTGGACGATCGTCTCGACCTGATGTTGCAACATAAAGATTTACTCTACTGCTAAATCCAGAGTTATCCACATAACTTTTTGTTGCTGCAATTAATCCACCATAGGCTGTATCGTCTTGTTCAACAGGGTCTCTTGAAAGGATCAATGGCCCAGTCATTGTGCCAAAGTTGGTATTGGTTTGTCCTGTAGCAGGATCAATAGCATCTATACCAGCTAAGGAAATTTTACCATCAGCATATCTCTTGTTTACTGCAAGTCTATCCGCACTAGACGTAGCTGCACCGTGAATAGCATTCATTCTTGATACGGCATCGGATAATTCGATGGTACTGGCAAGATCTAACAAGTTACCTAAAGGATATCTTGTGCCACCACTAGATGCATTTAAGGGACCACCTAAGTTTGGAGTAGGATCGCTTTGGATATCACTGAATGTTGAGTTAATGGTTAACTCATTTATATTAGTATCAAAATCTAATAGTATACCAGTACCAGCATTTAATGTTCTAAATGCCAGACCGTCAGTGGTAGTATTAACAGTGACGATGGCATTTTCTTGTCCTAGATAAGTTTCTGGAGTATCATCTAAACCAATAAAGGTTAGTAATTCACCTAATCCAAGTGCAGAGTAAAGTTCTCTGAAATTATCATTGACTGCTCTAAAGCTATCACGGATGCTGTCACCTGTACCATCGTTTCCAATAGTACCAATATTAATAATTTTTCTGCCCATAGTAAATCCTAAGTGTTTGGAATTCTATGGTATTTATCCAAAGTTTTTACAAGCCTAATGTAAATAACTTGTGTATTTGCATAATAAAATTCAAGAAAATCAATACGTTAGACGCAGTAAACTAGGTTGCGAACACAGTTATCGTAGAAGAAAAACTATTGCGGTGTTTCGCTGTGACAATTGTGATATTAAATTTGAAAGAGAACTTAAGAACATGCAGAGTAAGAGACTCAGCAATAATTTCTTTCATTGCTGCCCAAACTGCGATTCAAAAAGGTTTGCTCAACGTAAAGGTGTTGAGCACAAAAAAATATGGAATATGTCTACAGATGTAGATATTCCCATCGATAAGATTTAAACTCTGAAACTTTCCCCGCAGCCACAGCGATCTTTTTCATTTGGATTTTGAAATTCAAATCCTTCGTTAAGTCCGGTACGAATCCAATCCATTTCTATACCATCAAGATAGGCCATGCTTTTGCCATCTACATATATGTGAACGCCTTGAGATTCAAACACACGATCTCCCTCGTATATTGAATCTACATATTCAAGAACATAGGCAAGGCCCGAGCATCCTGTAGTTTTAACTCCTATCCGAATACCCACGCCCTTGCCTCTGCGTTCTAATTGCTGTTTGACTTTGGCTGCTGCTGTCTCAGTGAGTGAGATCATGCTTGTCTTTATAGTCCTTGATTGCTGCTTTTATTGCATCTTCAGCTAGGATAGAGCAATGTATTTTCACAGGAGGTAATGCAAGTTCCTCAGCTATTTGCGTGTTTTTGATGCAAACAGCATCATTAATGTGCATACCCTTAACCCACTCAGTAACCAAAGACGAACTGGCGATTGCTGAACCGCAGCCGTATGTCTTGAAACGAGCATCTCTAATAATACCATCTTTGTCTACCTTTATCTGTAGTTTCATAACATCACCGCAAGCAGGTGCACCAACCATACCAGTACCAATATCACTATCGGACTTATCAAAACTTCCCACGTTTCTGGGGTTTTCATAATGATCTACTACCTGTGAAGAATAGGCCAATCTTTTCTCCTTATTGTTTAACTAGAACTTCTGTGTCAACCCCGTTTATAATCATTGTCTGTTTGGTATAGACAATACCATTAATCATAACTTGATTAGGCTCTAGCACCACAGTCTGTGGCGGCTGATTAACGATCACAGGATTTGGACGAGTAGCCATGTAAACTACTGTACCACCTATCAAGGCAGGAACTACCCATCCGTGACCGTGATGCCAATGATGTCTGTGATGAAAGTTATGGTGTCTAAAACCGTGTCCGTGATGCTGTGCAAAAGCAGTTCCGCTGAGACAGAACAATACTGCGGCAATAATTGCTTTCATAATCTTCTCCTTGTATTATATTAACGCCTAAGGCGTTGGATCAGTTTACTGTTTTTTTTGAACGAAAGAAAATACTTTTTCCTTAATCATCTTAGCCCAGAAGGGCTCTGGAAAATGCCAACCCACAAATGCTCCTACTAAAATCCAAAATAGTGTATCAATCATTTTATTTCTCCTGGTTTAGACGTTTATTGACAATGTCCCAATTGACAATACGCCAAATGTTTTTAAGATAGTCAGCCTTATCCTGCTGATAGTCTAAGGCCCACGCATGTTCCCATGCATCGATCAATAGAGCTATTTTCATATCTTTCTTGTATTCGTGATTGTGTATAGTGTGTAAAGATCCGTTGAGATCCATATAAATCCAATTTGAGCCTTGTGCAGCCATGAATTCTTTTTCAAATGCTGCTTTAAACTGATCAAATGTTTTAAATTTTTTATTGATTAATTCTTCACTAGCGCCTGAGGGACTGTTGCCGCTTTTTGGGGGCTGTAGGTTACCAAAGAACAGATTGTGTAATACTGCCCCGCCATAATTAAATTTTGGATCGCCTTCGCCTTTGTTATATCTTTCCGAGTATTTGGCAGCAAGTCCGGAGTAATGATAGTCCAAAGTTGCCTTACTCATAACAGGTTCCAAATCTCTTTTACCAAAAGATAGAGGCTCTTGATCAATCTTTTCTTTCTTAGATTCTGTAAGGTTAAATGTTTTTAAAAAATCAAAACTCATAGTACGAATGCCATTATGCACAAAAATATTGTAAAAATAATTAGGTAGTAGCCGTAACGTTCTTGTTCTTCTGGATTTATAACACTTAATCCTTCAACTCTAATCTTTAGACGAGCCCATTCTTCTAATTCTTCATTACTAAGTGTACCTGGAAAATGTGTCCCAGTCCAATACAACCTTTCTTCTCTATCGTTAATTTTATACATTATATGCTCATTTTATAGTAGACAAATATATTTATCGCTAAATAACTCGCTAAGGAGAATATACCTATGGAATTATTAATCTTACTAGGACTTGCAGGCGCTCTTATTTACGGTGCTTATCGTTTTGTTCTCAAGGATGCCTCTGAGGTCAAAACAGAAGATAAACCAGCTGATCCAACTCCAGTTGCGGAACCAGTTGCCGCACCTGTAGTAAACGCTTTGGACGTAAACAAGGACGGAAAAGTTGATGTGGCAGACGTTAAGGCAGTAGTTTCTAAAACTAAGGCTCGTGTAAAGAAAGCAGCTGATGTTGACGGCGATGGTAAAGTAACCAGGGCCGATGCAAAAGCCGCTGTTAAGAAAATTAGAACTAGAAAATCAAAGGCCTAATCT